TATATAACTCAACAGGTAACGGTACGTTGCCCTTGTGGTTTCGCGTCCCTACCGGACGTAGTATTCTGGCAGCGTCTGCCGTAACTGCGGTATCTGCTTTAAGCCCAAAATCACTGCAAGCGTTTTTTAATTGTTCAGCTACCGTAATCCATTCGTCACGACCACAAGGTTTATCTAATACCCAATAGACGTGCCAACCTCTCCCAGAATTAACTATAAGTGTAGGAGGAAGTTTATAGCGTTTATAAAATGCTTTGAGTGCGTCTAGCCCTTCGTTCCGAGTTGCGTAGTCTTTACCTTCACCACAATCTATATCAAGAAATAAAGTTTTTAATTGTTCGGCGTATTCAGCTTTCCGTTGTTTTTCTTTAAACGTACTAACTGCAAAGTATGCTTCATTACCCGCTGCATCTATTTGTTTAACACTCTGTACAACATCTTCTATTGATTCTTTAAATTCTTGTGTAACCTGTTTGTTTTCTTTGATACAAACTGTGCAGTAAAAACCCTCATCACCCAGAACAGTCTTTAAAAACTGTTCAGTATCCATATTAAAGTACACATCGTAGAGATGGAGCGCCCATACAGACGCTCCGTATATTTATTGTTACCCATCAAAATCATCTAACTCATCAAGAAGTTTTGATAGATCGTCTTCGGAAGATGGCTCTGCTTTCTTCTTTGTTCTGACTTTAGGTTCTTCCACAGGTTCTTCCACAGGTTCTTCAGCTTGTGGTTTTTCTGCGGTATCAAAGATAGAGTCAATGTCATCTTTAGGAGCTGCATCGCCTTTTGTAAAACCTTCTTGCGCTGTAAACGGAGAAGGAGGAACAAATTCTTTGAGCTGAATAACTTGTACCCCACGTAAACGTAACGACACCCCACTACCTTGATAGTTGTAGGGGACTAGTTCTACATACAAGTTGACAGTACTACCCGTTGTCAACTGGAACCCATCCTCTAGCTTTGTATTTTCTGAGTCATAATGTTTAGGAGGATCGGTAGGTGTGTCACTAAACATAGCAGGTAGTTTTGCCTTGCCAATAAAAGCCACAGTGTCACCATCTACTTTCTCAAAAGGCACTTTAAACTTCGGCCAATTATCTTCTTTCGCTTCGTTATACGCCTTAAGCATGGCAGCTCCCAACTCTTTAGCTTGAGAAGTATCCATCTTAAATTTAACGCTGTACTCAGCACCTTTCGCTCCTGCCTCACATGGGACACTACTGCCTTTCCCTTTGTTGGCACTCTGATCGTAGCGATACGGTTTATCTAATCGTGGATAAAGAGCTTCCACATTGTTAATCATGTAAGTTTGTCTTTCCATAATTTCGCTCTCGTTAAAGGTTAAAAATAGCATTAGTCTTGCGACTAAGGGTTAAAAAATATTTTCGTGTTTTATCAATTACCAGTTTTGTAAACTCCTTCTCCTGTCACTACACCAAAAACGTTATCGACATCCTGATGTAGTTCTTTATGAGGTTTTATGTTCAATTCAACAAGCGCCTTAGTATTTGCATCTTTTTGTAGATACGCAACTAAAGACAGTTCTTCTTTTTCTAATGCACGTTTTGGTGTGAATATAAGTTTCGGTAAATGTGTAGTGTTATCAAAACTTATATTTGTTATTACAGATGCTAAAGGACATTGATGTGTGTTCAAGTATTTGGCGTATCCCTGCATAGACATACGCTTTTGGTCACGCCCAAACACACTTACACCAGATAAGTCTAATTGATAAACATCTTGTGAAGTTATCCGCCCTTCAGAATCTACCAACATTACCGCAATGCGCTGTCGATATTTACATGCTCTTGAGCTTTGCCCTCCACTACCCTTTATATTTTGTGTGCAATCAAAACAAGTGGGGTTCTGACGGTTTCCTTCAGGAACATCAGGACAGGGAGTGCCAGTGCGTACATCTGCGCTCCAACATGTAGGTTGACTACCAACACCACTACGGTATTCGCCCTTGTAAAACAAACGAGATATAGCTCCTGTCTTCACAACAACTACATCCAGTTCCTGCTGTGTTAGTTGGGCAACTTCTGCACCGTCCACAATTTTACGAAACACTTTATCACGAATAGATAATTTATTTGTTTTTGGAGTGTCGTCTTGTGTAGGTTTTGTTTCTCCATCTAGTTGAGAGAATAAGTCTTTATAACTATCAGGCATGTCGTCTAAGTTATTTGTATCTGTCATTAGACTGCCTTTATAAATCCTCGTTTATTTCTCTAACCATTTCAGAGAGTTCCGAAACAGGAGTTGCATCTTCAATAGATACATCCTCCTCTGTACTTTCGTCACGCAAAGATGCTTCAACATCTTTCAAACAGAAACGATAGGTGCTACCTGCTTTAATGTAAGTGTTACGTGGAATGTAGCCTCTTTTCACCCACTGCCGTACCGTAGATATTTTGACACCTACATGTGCAGCAAGTTCATCCAAAGTTACGTATGACGCTTCTTGCATTTATTTCTTCCTCCGAACAGTAATTGTGTATTCCGATTCGGCGTTTAGGTTTGGCGGTAATTTCTCAGGGTTTTCCTCCAAGAAGGATTTCATATTACCCTGATGGATACGCCTCTCAAGTAAATCAGTAGCTTCGTTCTCTACGATAAACTTACCCATGCTCTCCCAATCAGAAGTCCAATACTTTGTTTTAACTGAACGATAAAAACTACCGCACTCGAAAGACATAGACTTAGCACCTGTCTTCTGACAGTGCTCATCTAAAGCTGCCTTAAACGCTTTGAGCTTGGTATCCAGAGCTTCCAACTTACCGTTAAGTTCGCTAGTAATCTCCGCTTTTTTATCACGAATTTTAATACACGCTTCAACCAAACGTTCCAATCCAACTTCTTCAGCTTGGGTCATAGCGTGCGGTTCCTCATTGTCTTGCTTTGCTTTTGCCATCTACATCGTCCTCTTTATTATATTTTGGTTAAGCAAAGTGATTATATGGGCACTCTTTTTATATTTCAAGTAGTTCATTGTATAAATCTATTATTTTTGTATGCACATCTATTCTTTCGTCAAGTAGTTTGTATACTCTTTTCTCTACTGGTGCTCCCTGTAACTGCACCACAGTACAAGGATGATGCTGTCCTGACCGATGCACTCGTGCGTTAGCCTGTGCATACGTTTCCAATGAAGCCACTGGCCCCCACCATACGACAGTATTAGCTGCGGTTAGGGTGACACCATGTGCTGCTGCTTGCGGTTGGATTATTAGTACTCTGGGATCATCTGTAGTTTGGAAATTACGAAACAGTTCCGTGCGCTTAGAAACGCTAACATCTCCCCGGATAATGCCGTTAGTTATTTTGTCAGCAAGAAGTTTCTCAGAGAGTATATCAATGACATGTTTGAACGGAACAAAGACCAGCACCTTTTGACTAGACTCATCAATAGCTTCCTTCAATACTTTGTATCGGTTCTTTATATCAAACTCTACCGTCTCGCCACTGTCGGCATAAACTGCACCACAGGAGATTTGTAATAGTTTGTTCATCGTAACGGCTGCGTTTGCTGCTGTAACTTGTTCCCCTGCTGCCATCGTAAGCATGTGTTCTCGAATGGCCTTGTAGTATTTCTTTTGCTGCGGTGTAAGTTCTACCTCACGTTTGGTGTATGTGAGTTCTGGTAAATCCAAACATTGTTCTTTGGTGTATCTAATGGCAGGTTGCAAGGCTGCGTGCACTGTGGGTATTGCGGTATCTTTCGGAACCCATTTAAACTGAGTTACCTTATACATAACCATCTCACGAAAAGCACTAAAAGAACGTGGTACTGACAAAGGGTTTATCATCTTGGCTAAACCAAACGCATCTAATGGCGATTGTGCAGCAGGAGTTCCTGTCATCATCCACATCCATGTCTCTGGTTTCATTATTCTGTTAAGTGTTTTCCATCTTTTGGACTGTGCGTTTTTGTAGTGGGTAGCTTCGTCTACAATGATCAAGTCATAATCTGCCATCTTGATATGTTCTTCCACAATCTCTACGCCATCGTAGTTTATTATCACAAACTCCGCGTCACTCATTATTATCTTACGGCGTTTGTCTTTAGGCCCATGCGCTATGTCTACTGTGCGGTGCATAGCGAACTTAAATAGGTCAGCACGCCAAGCCGAATCCATTATGGATAGGGGACATATAATAAGTACTTTCTTAATTACTTGTTCTTTCATTAGAAAGTCTGCTGCCCATATTGCAGAGGCAGTTTTCCCAGTACCTTGTTCGTTAAAACAAAAAGCACGAGGGTTCATAGTAAGGAAAGAACTTGTGGTCTTTTGGTGCTCGAAAGGTTTCAGATGCCCTGTCCATTTATACTTGCCCAGTATGGGAGACGGTACATCTTTTATGTTTAGGTTACGGAGGACACGAGCTTCATCTACGCCCCACCGCACCAATACTTCGTTATTACCTAATGACTTGCTAGTTGGTATGGCAGTCGTAATTCTTTGAGGGTCACGCACCTTCAGGCGTAGCCCCCTGTTCTCAACTACTTGCATCGTTACTCCGAGATGTTATTTAGATTTCTTTTTTGTGGTCTTCTTCTTTTTATAATTTCGAGACCGATTCTTACTCTTGCTTTCTATCTTGTATCCGTCTTTGTTAGTACCGCCCTTACTCAGAGCTTTTTTATGACTAACATCTTTGCCTTCTCGCTTGTCGGCTTTACCGTTTTTGTTTTTGTCCACGCCTGTCTTGTCTATCTTACGTCTAGCACGTTGCCGTTCCATACGATCAGCGTGTTCGCCTCGTGCTTTCTGTTGTTGATACTCCTTCTTATAAGGACGTTTCTTTTTTGTGTATGGCATAATTAACGTCTCCCATTGTGTGGACATTCTAGTATGACACAATGTGCCTTACACAATCCAGTGGGTCTTGGATTCCACACGTCATTCTCAAAAGTTTTCTCTAATGTTCCATAACTAGTTAGCCACTTACGCCATAACCTAGTCTGGTCGTCTCTCGTATACGTTTCTTTAATTAGCTTATTGCATACCGTAAATAACAACCCTGACTTGACAACTTCTATCTCAGGGAAGTGTCTAAAAACGCACAAAGCCATGAGTTCCAACTGCCCTTTATCAGCGTACCTTGTGGACTTACTTGTTTTGTAATCGAATACTCGCGCTATTTTATTCTCCCTATCAAGGATTATTAAATCAGCTACACCTCTGTACCACACGTCCTTATCAAAAAACTTACATGGGTCTAAGTTAGCAGTTATGCCCATTCTGTACTCACATAACTTTTCTCCATCCATTGATAACAACTTATCTAGCATAGCTTGAGCGTAGGAAAATCTAGGATCAAGTTCGGGTACAACTTTACTAACGTAATCTTCTGCTGCTTTATGAAACTCATTACCATAAAACATTGCTTCCGATTGTGGTTCTTTATAGTCCTTTAATACTCTTAGGTGATGGTATTTCTTCGGGCATTGCTCAAAAGATTTTAAGCTGCTGAAAGACCATGCAGGTTTGGTGTCCATTCAATACAGTCCCCATAGTTCTTCCCAATTTCCACATCCCCACGGACAGGAAGGCCAAGTGCCCATTCGGGTACATAAGCCATACAGGAATTAATGTAGTCACAAGCCTCTTCAACTTGTTTGTCAGATACACAGCATACCACGGAATCATGTACTGTTAGCAACACCTTGTATTTCTTTTGTATCTCCAACATTTGCTCTGCCATTACACAACGCGCAACAGCCTGACATACATTTTCTATCACCTTACCGCCGTAAATTTTAATGTAACCTTGTCTTGTCTTATACATAAACTGTGGTCGTCCTTCGTCATCATGTTCTATCTTCAACTTGTTGTAGTACATGTTTAGACCTGACGGTAACTGAATTGCATTGTCTCTAGGTATTATCTTTAATACATTAGCTCTACCTAAAGCGTACCTCTGATCGCGGTGCATCCCAGTTAGTGCATCCCCTGCGTTTCGCCACAACTCTGTTATCTTATTATTGGTATCTCGGTATACCTTTATAATCCTGCGACATTCTTCCTCATCAACTTCTACACCTAATGTTTTAAGTTGATCACGAAAGCGCACTGCACCCATACCATATCCTGCTCCGAGTATCGTAGTCTTACCAATAAAACGTTGATCGGCTGAGACATCCTCTACAGGAATATTATAGATAGTGCTTGCCATCTTCTTGTAAACATCTTCGTCACGTTCAAAGGCTTGTACCAGATTGTTTTGTTCTGCTAACCATGCGAGAACCCTAGCCTCTATCTGAGCAGAATCGGCTTGGATAATCGTGTGACCTTCTGGTGCACACATACATGATTTAAGTATCTTGGCATTAGGCCCACGAGAGGGAAGGTTTTGTAGATTTACTTTATCAGCGCCACCCCATCTTCCAGTGTGGGCTGCGTAGTAGCGGATAGGTACAGGTAACTGTTTACCACGAGTGGATATATCTAAGAATCTTTCCGTCCTTGTTTCCTCTAAAGTGCTCTTTAAACCAAGCCTTGCTGTTACCAGCGTTTGTACTCTTATGTCCTCATGTTCTTGTAGAGCTTTAAATGCTTCGTCTGTTTTTGCAAACGCATAAGTTTCTTTCCCAGTTCTAGGACTTACCTTCATTGGTGGAGTAACCTCAATCTCTTCTAACAGTTCAGCGAACTTATTGTTAGACATCAGATTTTCTCGTTCCACTCCACTCTCTGTAAGAAGTTGCTCTTTCTGTGCTTTAAGATTATCCAAGTGCTGGTCTAGCTTACCCACATCTAGCACTAACTGAGGTTCGATAAACATACGTAGGGTCATGTCTATCACCTTAAGTTCCATCTTCGGGAACATGCGTTTGTTCATAAATATAGAAAACAATTTATGCGTAAGTTCCACGTCATTGATGCAGTAGTCACCGTACTCTGCTAGTTCTTGTTCGCTGAAGTCGCTTCTTCTTTTTCCTTCGGCTTTGATAACTTCGTCTCCCTTCTGTCCGATACCATACATCTCAGACAATGATTTAAGAGATGCAGAGGTGTCGACACCATGAAGTGCACGAGCCATACTAAGCGTGTCAAAATAGAGCTTACAACGTATGCCAAAAAGCCAATGCAAAATAGCACCATCGAACAAAGTGTTATGAGCCAGAACAGCAGCGTTTCCCCAATCATAGTTATCTCCTAAATAAGTTTTCAAATCTTCATAGCTACCACTAAGCCAATCAGTCTTTTCGTTATTAACTTTTACAGCAACACCAATGACTTCAAAGTCGGAGCTACGCACATACTGTTCAGTAGTAAGTTTCCTAAAACCAAAAGTCTTGCTGTAATAAGTTTCAAAATCTACAGTTATTATATCCACTACAAAAGCCCCATCTTAATCAACTCCTGCCGATTCTTCTCGTGAGCTGCTTTAATTTCTTTTTTATTCTGCCCATGATACTCAACGGCGAGTTTATTTTTGAGAAGGAATTTCGTAATCCATCCCTTTGACGTTTTGATGTCGCCCAACCATCTTCCAAACTTTCCCTTCT